GCATCTACATCACCGACCAAAACTTTGTGGCGTTGTCCAATTATATCTGCATAGCCAAATGATGTGTAAAACTTTGAATTTGCTTTTCGGATAGTTCCGCTTTTGTCAAACTCCAATACGATGTTACTGGCATCAATGGCGTTGAATGTATCATCAATGCTTTGGAATTTATGCCGTGCTTTTCTGACGAACTCAATCACAACGAAATAGAAAAAAGGTATAAAGGCAATAATTGACCAATAGCCAAAAAGAGCCGATGTATAGGTCGGCTCAATGTATTTGAAAACAAGTGCTGACTGCACGGAAAGAAAGGTCAGCATAATGACTGACGCAATTATCAAAGCGATCCAACTACGACCGCTTAGTTTCATTGGCAAATAGGATTAATCCAAGTTAAAGTTATTTCATCCCAAGTCCATAGACATCCATCGTTTGGGTATGGTGTGGGCGGTTGCCAAAGGCAGTCCGCATCCAATGTCCAACTTTGGTATGGTTGTGGGCTTGAAAAATTGTCTTTGTCTGGGTAATAAATAAACCCAACACCCGCAAAGTTTTTACCTTGTGTGTTGTAGTAAGTTCGCACCCATTCACCACCAAATGTTTCAATACACCATTCAACAGAATCGGCAACGATTACTTCTAAAACTATGTTATTTTGTATTTTTGCGACTTGCATATTATGTAGGATAAGAAATTATTACTATACCACTACCACCATTACCTCCGTTTAATGCGGCAACCAAAAAAGCACCGCCACCTCCACCGCCAGTGTTTGCTGCTCCATTTCCTGCGGCTGGATTTGTTGCATATTTTTCACCATTTCCACCACCACCACTTCCACCACTACCTTGTGTTCCCGTCGCACTACCTCCACCACCTCCAGCATAAAATGTAGAAGTTCCACTAATTGAATAAGATAAACCATTACCACCATTAGGAGGGGATGAACTTGAACCAACACTACCAGCACCACCACCACCACTTCCATATGAATACCCGTTAGCACTTCCACCACCATTATTGCCTTGCCCAGCGGTTGCCGTTCCCCCTACAGTTGAATTACCAAAAGCACCACCCCCACTACCTCCGTCTTTACCATCCCCACTCGTGCTAACTCCACCACGACCACCACCTATAGCAGTTAAAGTATCAAATACTGAATTATTACCATTTGTATTGCCTCCAGAATCTGAAGTTGGCTTTACTCCACCAGAACCGACGGTAATTGTATAGGCTTGTACTGCGATAGATTTTGAAGCGTTGTAAATCAAACCCCCAGCACCACCACCACCACCAGCAAAAGAACCACCACCACCTCCACCAGCAACAACTAAAGCTTCAACGGTTGGCGAATTGTTTACAGTTAATACGGTAAATGTTCCTGAGCTTGTAAAAGTGTGAATCGTACGACCACCTAAAAAACTAATTGTTCCGCCTGTAGCTGTTATTCTATCTAAGCTTTCACTACCAATTAACCCTAACTGCGTAGGCAATTGACCAGCAACCAACTTGTCGCCAAACAACTTCTCATTAAACCCACGCATTATCCCAAAGTCCGGCATCAATAATCTCCTTTGATTGCAAATATATTAACCCCAGCAGCAGTTGCAACAGTAGTTCCAACTTTGACAACTTGCCCTGCTTTTAATTGCAAATCTGAGTAAGCAGTCACCGCCCTTTGTGATGTCACCGTAGTTGATGCGGTAATGGCAGCCAAAGCAATCTCATCAAACAACTTAAAATTCGCCCCACTTGAATCACTCACAAAAATCAAAACCAAAGTTGCCGCATTTGTTCCTGCAACCTTCGCCCCAATTTGCGTGATCTTCGTGCCGTTTGTTGCAGCGGTTAAAAGCGTGACGGTGTTTGTCATCGTTGCACCTGTTCTGTCGGTTGTCGCAGTCGTCACCGTTGCGATTGCAAGTTCGGGTGATAGTGCGAATATGGGTGATGTATTTGCTGGCATTTTAGTAGTTATAAAATAAGTATAAATCCCCACCCGTTGAAGGTGGAATGTTTAAGTTTGTCAAATTACTTCCGTCAATTGCAGGAAGTTTGGTTGATGCATCCAACTGTACTAATTGAGATGCTCCGTTAAATGTGTTTCCTTGCTTTGTAACGGCAGATGTTAACCTTGCATCAGCCAATGTGCCACTCGCAATGTTTGATGCGTTTGTGGTGTCTACATTTGCCACATCACCCAAGCCGACTTGTGCTTTTGTGGTGGCGTGTGGGTTGCTTGTATCGGATGTGTGTGATGTAAGTGTTGAAAGATTAGCGGTGATCTGAGCTTGTAACTTTCCGAAGGCAACCAATACTGAATCGGTTGCAGAAATCACGGCATTTGTCACCAATGAAATACCCGTCAACACGACTGCTCTCACTCTTGCTGCGGTGAAATACTCGTTTGTTCCCTCGCTGATGTCCGTTGTTGTCAATACAACTGCACCCGTCTTTGTGTTTACGGATTGGACATTGCCCTGAGATGCGATGGTGATGGTTTGAAGTGCATCATCAAAGGTGATGGATGTGTTTGAACCAGCTTTGAACGCTGCCTTTGCCTTCGTGTAAACTCGTGTATTGGTGAAATATAGGTTTGTTCCTTCGGCAAGGTTTGTCGTTGTACTGGCTTCCAATACCCTTTGTCCGATGTTGGCAAGGTTTGTCCGTTTGGTGACATTCTCGGAATAGTCAACGATTGGAATTGAGTCTTGATTGACATCAATAGTTCCAATGGAATCAAGTTGTGAAATTTTCTTGTTAGACATAACTTTCTATCAAACGACCTCCATCCTCTTGGAGCAATAAAAATGAATCCTCAGTTAATAAGAAAGCAGCCGTCAACGCATCTACTTCGTAGTTCTTCTTGACATCATCCACGCTTCGCTCAAACCCCATATCCCTATTCGTGGTGAATGTTTTCTTGGTGAGTGATACTTCGTGTTCAACGCCCATATCACGATTCGTGGTGTAGATTTTCTCGCTCACGATACCTGATAGAATAACTCGTTGTTTAACAATGGAAGAACTTTCAATAATCCCGTTTCAACCAACTCATCCGCTAAGGACGGATTCAAGTTGTTGGATGAAATCTGTGCGTAGATGTTGTACTCGTGTTCACCGACCTCCAAAGTTTTGGCATCCGTTACACCTTCATCAAACAAGAACTTGTTGTATCGTTCTTTGAAAGTGGATGTGTCAGTCAATATGAAATTCTTGACCGCATCGGTTTGTCTGCACTTCATACTGAACAGGAAATACGGATTTGCAATCGTCACTTTTTCGGTGAGAGTTACATACCAGTATTCAGAATCTTGCTTAGTTACTTGGAGCATCTACCTAAAATAGCGACTTGTCTTTTATGTAACAAAAAAGGGTGAGCAAATGCCCACCCTCTCTCTCTATGAATCAAGCAGAATTAAATGCCCAATGTTGTGATCACTGATGCTTGTACCAAGAATGGTGCTTCAGCTTCAATGGCGGATAGAGTCACCTCATATCCAGTAGAGTCACCCATCGCTGTACCCGTGTTGCTGACCATAGCGGTCACATCACAACCCAAGTCCTTACCGGCTAACCAATACTCGTCATTGTTTGTTTTAACGATGCAATAGCAACGACCTTGTGCAAGAAGTTTCATCTCGTTGCGTTTGGTGGTTGACAATCTGCGAAGTTTGAACGCAATGTCAGCTTGGTTGAAAGATGTGCCGTTCTCAATCGAAACATTTGTAGTGTTTGTCATTGAGCCGGTTGCTTTCGGTAGCTCGTAAGTGTACACATCACCGCTTACAACAGTTGTTGCGGTTACAACACCACTAACAACGGTAAACTTTGATGCTGTCCAACTGATTAGGTGGATGCTTTTGATACCCCCGATTGCTTCTTTGCAATCAAGGGTAAATCCTGATGTTAATAAACAAGCCATCCTACCTTAGATTAAAGGGTGAAATAAACAACTTCAGATGGGAATGCAACCTGCACACCATACTTGAAAGTCAAACGGAAACGAACTTCGTCAGAATCTTCAGAATACCAAAGTTTTGCGATTTCCTCTTCGTTTGCAAGGTCAGTTCCTAAGAAGAAGTTAGACAATGAACCAGCGAACAATTTGTTTGTTCCGTTCAAACCACCAACGGCGATCAACTTCATATTAGTTCCAGGATAAACCATTTCCATTTCAGTTGCAGCATCAGCCACATAGTGAAACAAATTGGCGTTCTTCAAATTAACCAACATCAACTTGTAAGCGTCAACACCCAAGAAACAAACTAAGTCAGTTTTGGTTGCAACGGCAGCAGGGATGTTTGCGTAGATTTGATCTAAGATGTCATCGATGTTCGCAGAAGTTACAGTTGTGAAAGTTGTTGGAGCAGCATTCGCCAATGTTGGAGATGCAGCAGCGATGATTTTGCTCAAACCATCAAAACGGCTTAAGTTAGGATTACCACTTGCAGTATCACCCTGCCAAAGAGCAGTTTCCAAAGTTTGTGCAATCACGGCTACCTTCTCGTTACCAATCTGCTCCTCGAAAGGAATCATTGTTGGTGAACCGGGCATAATTTGTGTTTGCATCCACTTTGCTTCCAAAGTTTTAGGACATAAAGTTTCTTCAACTTTCACCGCACCAACGGTGATGTTTCTTTGTGTGAAGGTAGTTGTACCACTTGGATTGTATCCGCAGCCATCGGCTTGAAAGAATACAGTTGAAGCGATGATGTTCAAGGCAGCAGATGATTTTACACCTACTTGCACTTGGTTAGCAGCGTACATTGCAGCGGCAGTTTTGCCACTGAACAATGCTTTAACCAACAAATCTGTTGATTGTTCGTTGTTGTAATTAACGAGAGATCCGACTGAAAATGCCATAGTTTTAGTTTATTTATTTAGTGAGTTTTTTAATCTTTTCAATGCTTCAAACTGATCATTCTTCTTGTTTGAAACGGGAGTTTTTGTTGGTTCTTCTGAAGGCAAGTCAGCAACTTTCTCGATTAGGTCGATTGCTTTGCTCATTGCTTCTTTGTGTGTGTTGTTAGATGCAGTCAATGTTGCCACCTTAGCAGTCAATTCAGCAATGGCAGTTTCCATCTTAGCAACAACTTCGTTGAATGCACTTACTGTTGCGAACTCTTCGGCTTCAACTTCAATCTCAACTTCAGGTTCAACGATTTCAGTAACTAAACCACCAACGGTTGTCACCAACAATCCACCTTCAACCTCGTGAGTTGCATCAGGTGCTGGAATGTCACCTTCAGCAGTTTGAACGAAGATGGCAGTTCCGATTGCCAATTCACCTTCGTAAGTAATTACAGTGCCATCGGTCAAAGTAGCAGTCGCTAATTCAACGGCAACGGGTTCGTCAGAGAATCCAAGCATTGTGCGGATTTCCTTGAGTGTTTCTTTTGCGTTCATTTGTTATATAATTAGGTTTTTGTTTTAAGTGTTGCAATTTTATTTGCCATTCCATTGGCTAAGGATTGATTTCATTTGCTCAAGGAGTTGTTCATCAGCATCAACGGGAAAGTCAAAAACACCCTCAACCGAGAATCCTTTGAACTCGCCTGACTTGACTTTTGCCCACACTTCATCGTTGTCGATAAGGTATGAAACAAACCAAGAACCATCGGCAACTTCTTCAAATCCCTTTGGTGGCATCACGCCCCGTTCACGATCAATGATGTATGATTCAAATAAGCTCACCCCATCTGCGATTGGTGTCTTGTGATGAGTGTTCACCGCATCGTACTTGTTTGACCTTGCCCACTTCTTTGCAATCTTGAAGATGCTCTCCTTGTCAAATACCACATAGTATTCACCACGAACATCGTCCCTTCGGTAGATGGGTAGATCAGCAATCATTGCCGCACCTGTAACGATGCGTTTCTCTTCATCCTTGATTTCAAACCTTTGGGTAATTTCTGCAAATGCAAGAAAGTCCTTTTGTATGGCTGGAGTTTCTACCAAAGAAACGAACTCAATGCCGGTCTCTTCGTCAAACTCGTTTATGTCTAATCGGTATACTGGTAATTTCATCTTTCTTAAATAGCACTATTTCACAACGGATACTTTTCTTGTCGTATCCACACGATCGGTTGTTCTGCGGATATCACCTTCAGTCACGAAAACTTTGGTATCAAATTGCCCAACTGTTGGGAGAGATGAGCTGATTCTTGGTGCTGACATTTGTGGCATTCCACCGCCACTCATTTGTCCCGCACCTGATGGTGCTGACGGCTGACCGCCTTTTAGGATATCCCTTGCCTTCTTGGCATTGGTCAAAATCATTGCTGCCAATCCAATGTATTTTGCAGCACCAGCAAGACCACCGGTGGCAACGTTGTCGGGTGATGGTTTCTGCGTGACATTCAATGCACCTGATATTGCCATTGCCGTATCTGCTGCAATAACTGACAACGCAATTGCCTTGCCCGTTTTGGTTTGCTCTCCTACCAATGCTGCGATTGAATTTGCCAAATCAATTGACGCTTTGAAAAGATCTTGTTTGGCTTGTTGAACGGCTTTTTCTGAATTGATTCTTTTGGTTGCACTATCGGCAGCAATTGCGTTTACAACTTCGCCTTCTTTCTTTTTGTTAGCAATAAATTCATCACTCGCTTTCTTGTTCGCTTCGGCTTCTTCCTTGTCAAAGTTTGCTTTTGCAGTTGCCGTGTCGCTTTGATATTTGGCTTTGATTAATTTAATGGCTTCTTCGTTACCTGCGTTATCTTGTAATTGCTGCCAAAATGCATCACGCAACGCCAATCGTTCATTTTGATATTTAATCTTAATTGCTTCTTGTTCAGTTTTTGCTTGTGCCAATCTTCTCTCTCTTTCGGATTCAATAAACCCTTGATTCGCTTCAGCAATTTGCTCATTTTTTAACTTCTCCGCCGCCTTTGCTTCTTCTTCTTCTTTCTTTTTCTCGGCTTTTTTCTTGTCTCTTTCCGCTTGTCTATCCTTTTCCGCTTGTGCGTTTGCATCGGCTTGTGCTTGTGCTTGTTGGTTTTGAAAGTTCTGTTCTTCAACTCGTAATACTGCCAATGCGTTTTTGGTATCCAGAATAATCTTGCCCCATTCCTTCTCCGTGTTCTTGCCGTAGTTTGCACGAGCTTGTGCAAGATCATTCTCCAACTTTTGTCTTTGCTTATTAAACACACCAACTTCATCTCCTCTTGCTTTTAACAATGCAATCTCTCGGTCAAGTTGCTCATTGGCTTTCTCTGTTGTCTTATTCAACTTTGCCAATGCTCTGTCTTGTGCAGATGTGATACCAACCCAATCCGTGAATTGTTGCACCAACCCACCGACAAACTTTGCCATTGACCCAAGACCGGGTATCAATGACATCACGGCTTTCTTGAGTGAATCAAAGTTGGTGATTACCAATGTCAAGACAATACCAATTCCACCCAATGCAAGAGTTGAAATCCTTCCCAATGATTGGAATGCTTGAGTTACCCCACCTTTGATGTTCTTTGCGATTGCACCAAACTGCTGTTGTACCTTTCCAAGACCTTCAAGACCTTCAGCCAATGCCATCGCACCTTGCAGTTTGACCATTGTCTTTTGCAAATCCTCGCTTTCATTTCCAAACAACGCCATTGCCCCTTGTGCTGCTTGGAATCCACGAGCAACGCCTGAAACAACTGTGTTCAATTGGGCAAACTTATCGGGATTGACCGCTTTCACACGATCATTGAAGTCATCCATCCTATCTCTCGCACCAGCAAGTGCTTGTTCTGCCTTGACGGCTTCAGGTGAGAACTCCCCGAACTGCATCACCGCCTGTTGAGCTGCGACTGTTAGTTCTCTAATCTCCGCCTTCATTGATTTGAAGTCAGGTTTTTTGACGGTTAAGTCAATCGTTGCGTTTAGTGCCATTATTTTTCTGCTGTTATAAAGTAATCCACGCCATCCGTTTCAAAGATGTGTGATGCCCAATGTTGATTGATTGAATGTGTATCCGCACCGTCAATCTTTGCCGTTCCAGTTGTATCAACGGTGATGGTATGTGCGGAAGTTAATTTTTTGACTGCAAATTGTTTCCCACTCAATCCAGTTGGATCAGGCAAGGTGATTGTCTTGTTTCCACTTGTGGTATCAACCAAAAACAATCTATCGTCTTTTGTTGCCGTTGTGTTTGCCGTTACCGTCTTGACCGAACCTCCACTCAAAAAGGATGGATACATCTCGTAATTGCCAATATACAGTGTATCGGATTTGGTAGGTTCAAAATCATTTGAAACAAGAACAACCGACCCATCAACCCCATTAGGATAATGAATGTTTGTTGATCCAAATCCACTATTGTTAATGCCGTTTCCGCTGAAGTTTTCACCAACAAAAACACCACTTCCTTCGCTTGTTCCAACGCTAACCCCTTTAATACCAGGTTTGATTGGGAATTGACCACCGGGATACACATCACCATAGACATCGGTGTGCGCCCCTTGAGCAGTTCCAGCACCCATTTTTTTTATCGTGATTGCCGCTGGTGGAATGAATTGAGCCAAAAGGAATTCACACTCATAAACACCTTCTTCAACCGGATTGTAATCGTTGACCTTGTTTAACCTCCAGTACTGTCCTTCAAAGAAATACAAATTGCTGAATCGCAAGTTGAACCAATCCGATGGCGTAATTCTGAAATAAGCTCTTACAATCTTGGAGTTCTTATTGGTGATCTCGGTGATGAATCGGTAGTAGTAGTTAGTGACAAGGTTTGAATTGGTGTAATTGTATCCTGCACCGATACCCACTTCTCTGGGCATTCCAAACAAAAGGTCAATTGTGGGGTTTGAAAGTGAATCATAATGAATTGTCAAGGGAATTGATGTCTTCACTCTCTGCGCACTCAAGGAAAAAGTACGAGCAAATGATGGAAGGAATCGCACACTTACACCATTCGTCAAACCACCGTAGTACAATACCCTCAAATCTCCATCATCTTTGCCCTCAACCGCTGACAACACAAGATTCTTTTGTCCAATGTCGTAGTTCCTGATTTGCGTAGGTACAAAAACAATCTCAATTTTCTTTTCACTTTTGACAAAATCGTTGTCTACCTGATAGGTTCTTTGTCCGTAGGTGGTTTGATAGTTCTCCTGGTAGCTTACATTTCCATCATCCTTTCCTTGTTTGTAAGTAAAGACATAAGGATTCGCATCTAACTCACCCATTGGAATAATCTCAACGGGTTGTGAGTAGTCCAACTTCTTTGTCCAATCCACATTTACACCATTGTAGAAATCATCACGGGGAACAATCCGCAGAACCTTTGGTTGGTCTTGGCTTGGTTCAATGTATAAGTTGAACATCTTGACAAACGACATCAGCATCTCGCTCTGCTTAACTTCCGTATTAAAGAAGATTCCGAAATCAACGGTTTCCCCATACTGGAAGGTGTAAGCGGTAATGTCATTCTGAATCGTTGAACCGACAGTTAGATTTAATGTGAAATCCGCATTTGTCAATGTGTACTGATCAGCCCAATCGTATACTTGTGCTAACTTAAAAGTCACAACATCGCTGGTGGAAAGTGCAACATTTGTAAACCCGTAGTCCAACGAAGATGGCATTGCCGTTGGATCAACTGAAATGTACTTTGTTGATTGCAAAACTCCATCGACATACATTCCAATGTTGATGTCTATCTCCGCTTGAGATACTGGGCGGTATGAAGGATCAAGTGTCAAGGTCATACCCAATCCCAAGAAGAAAGAATAAGTACCACCAACGGGGACAGTATAAGCACCAGTAGTGGGGTTGTAGTTCGCACCATTGTCAAAAGCCCCACCGCTTGTATCGTTGTTGAATATCAGCGTAGTTCCCAAAGGCAATGATTGCGATGTTGTCAACCGACTTGCCAAAAACAATCGGCTTGTCAATTGTGTAGACGATGCAATCAATCCGTTTGGTGGTGGCACAATCAACCTCTTGAATCGGTCAGTATTAAAGAAGGAATCGTTGGTGTATGAATACCCAGCGTTTGTGAATATCTTGTCAATGATGGTCTTGGCATAAAGACAAGGTGTGAGTTCGTTGTACTGCCAATATGCAATACTTCTGACATGACCTTTGTCAATCATTGAATACACATACCCCTCACCATAAGCAAAAGCTTGTGAGCTTCCGTTCTTGACAATGCTTGTATCCCACGAATCAAAGATATTGCCTGAAGACAAGGAGTGATTGTACTCGCTAAATTCTAATACATTCAATTTGCGGTCTGCGATGGTCGTGAATAGATCTGCCGTTTGTCCGTGTAGTGAACATTCATATTGGATGTCGGTGGAATCCAGCACATTGATTTGAATCAACCTGATAAATCCACGCATCTGCTCAATCTCATCAAGCAACACCACGACATCCGCTTTCTTATTCGGATTGAAATCGGGTGCAAACTGCGTTGTGCCTTGAATGGTTTGTTCAACCTCAAAGATGTGAGAGAATAACTTGTTGTTTGCACGAGTACCAGGAATCACAACCGTCTTTGTCCACTCACTTGACCTTGTTTCAGGTGACTTGATGTCAGCAATTGACTTGGAGATGAGAATGTCAAAGTTGTCCGATAGGTCAACCGGTGAGTTATTAACTAATAACCTGATCATAGTCGTTGTGATTTGTCAGCGAATGACAAGGTAACATCAAGTTCAAGGTTGAACAACTTGTCCTGCACACCTTTCTTTTGCTCATAGGTTGCATTGTCAATGTTGACTGCATACAAAGTGCCGTCATACAAATAGACCACCGGTGACTCAATTAGATCACGCAACCAAACGCTTTCGGTGTCATCAATCCAGTTTGATGTGAGTTTGACTTTCTGACTTGCAGTTGTATGATAGTTTGAACGAGTGCGAACACTTGTGGCATAACCGTATGTCGCACCGAGTGAGTATGGATTGGATTGGAATTGCTTTCGTGCAACCTCAAATGTATCTCGTCTAACCATATTGAAACGGAAGGAATCAAATCCACCGAGTCGGTTCATAAAGAAGATATCCGTTGTTTCGTATTTACTGCACTCGTCTTTGATGTTGATGCGATAGGTTTCCGATTTTTCAGTTCCACCAAGTTTCAAGACCACATCAAAGTAAGTCGCTGCACCTGGTATTGTCAATTGGCTACCAACAGGAATCCTCACAACCTTTGAAGATGGCAAAGAGAATGTTTGTGTGGAAGCATCGGAGTAAGTAATCAAAACGCTTGTGGCATCTCCCTTCAAACAATAGAGCCAATCCTTCTGAGTGCGATGGATTGACCTCGTTCTGACATTTGTCAAGAACTTTGCTGATGATGATGTGGCAAGATATTGAGCTTGTGCGTAAGTGACCAAATCAAAAGGATTCAAGGCAGCATTCCAAACAGTTCCAGTTGCGGAAGTCAAGTCAAGATACTCCGTGATTGTTCCCGTTGCTGATGGTGAATACTCATACCCGAACTCCACCTCGTAATCCGAGAAGGAATCCACGCAACCGCTTGGAGATGTATCCGTGAACGACCAGTTGTTGCTGACATAACTTTCCATTATGCGACCAATGTTGAACACCCCCTTGTTTGTACTTCCAAAGTAGATGGGTGCTTTTAGTTTAGCAACGGATGTCGCTGCGACTTTGACATTTGCAATAAACTTGAAATTGTCTTTCGTGTAGATACCACCTGAAGATTCAGTGATCACGAAGTTCGTGTCGTTGAATGCTGGATGATATGAATCGGGTTGTTGGGTGATTGATAGAGCCACGCTAAAAAATAGCCGATTGCCTCATTCGTTTCAAATCAGCTCATTCAAACAAGCAACGATGTAGGGATTGAATCCTTTCCCGGCAGCATCCTCCAAACGCTTCTGCCGTTCTTTGGTCTTGGCTTTGTAGAATGCCATCGCATTCAAGAACTCAATCAACGGCATCTGAAGTATGAAATCCCACTTGGTGCGATCACCTTTGACAATCTTGTCAACTATCTCAAGCCAAACTATTGGGCTTTGGTCAACTGCTCTTTCATCTCCTTCATCTGATCCGTCAAAGAGGAGAGGATATTTTTCAATAATTCGGGATAAACTTCCAAAAAAAAAAGAGCATAGGTGTACGGAAGTGGAACAGGCAAGTGCATCATCAACGCACATTTATCCTCATAGTGTGCTTGAGCATCAACGACCTTCTTGTTCCTTCCAAAGAAATCCACCTCAACGGAAAGCAACGCAACAATCTTATTGAGCGATTCAATCACATCACCGTTGAATACTTGCTGGAGTTCGATGAAGTGGTGACCACACATCTCGTTTGGTGTTTTGGCTAATCGGAAATAACGACCACGCAGTTTGAACATAAATTGAATGGGTGCTTTTGGTAGATCATTCAAGAACGACAACTTTGAAAACTCCGTTGTGAGCTTGTCCAATGTCATTGACTCTACCTCATCCATTGAAAGATTCAAAGCAATGGCAAGGATGTTCATCTGCCTCTCAAGGTCAGACATATCACGACAAGAGTGAATCTCTTGCAGTTGGTGGATGGTTATGTTTTTCCAATTCATAGTTATGCAAAATAAAATGTTCCTGGTCTATTATGAGCTTTGCAATCAACGGCAAGTGCAAGAGCCATCACGCAGTCATCGTGTAGACCGGGCGGTGCAGTATAACGCACACCCGTTCTTGTATATTCAAATTCAAAGTTCTCCATCTCCGAGCCAATCGGTTCTTCAGGGAAAAAGACATCGGTTTGTTGCACCGACATCACCAACCCTTCAATCAACTGTTGTTTGCTTTGGCTTGTGAACTTGAATCCCTTGACCCTTTGACAAAGTCGCTGGAGTTGTTCAACGATAGGATCTCCAACTCCGGTTGAATCCACAAACGATGGTGTGTTGCCAATCAGTTTTACAATCCTCGCTTGAGTGACTGACCAATCCGCTTGGAATCGTTCGCAGAAACACACACAGTTGTTTGCATCCAGTCCAATAATAACCGTATAGTCCGAATACTTTGCCAAATCAACTCCCCAAGCAACGACCGGCATTGATGAAATTGGTCGGTAACATTTGCGGATTGCATCCAAGCCAAACGGATTTGATTTGTCATCGGCTGGTTCTGCAAGGTAGAGTTCACGGAATACATAATCAGGTAAATCTCGCTTTGCTTGTTCAATCTCTTTCTCCGATATGATGCCTTCCCTTGCAGCATCGTATGCCGTTATTTTGAAATACTTGTATTCCGCTTCTCCTTGCCTTGCTCGTTCACCTAATTTGTAGAACCAGTTCTTTTTGCCTTTGACATTCCCAATCAACTTGCACTTGCCTTGTGTTGCAGTCAAAGTTGAACGCAGTGCGTACCACGATTCCTCACGCATCCTTGATGCCTCATCAATCACCGCAGCATAGACATCATCTCCATAAAGGTTGTCGGGTTTCTCACCTGACTTGAATTCAATCCGTGATCCCGTTGGTAAGGTCAACAATAGTTTGGTTTCGTTGCTGATGAAGAAGTTCTTGTCCGTGACTTGGTTCTTCATCCTTCGGAATGCAATCTCCGCTTGTTGGTATACTGGAGCAACCCACCACACCGACTGCCCATCCTTGCATTGGAGTGCTTGTTCAAAGAGCCAAATGATATGGGATGCCGTCTTGCCGGTCTTGGTAGATGCAGCCGTAATAGTGAAACGGGCATCGCAGTCAAGGATGTCTTTTTGGTAGTTGGTTAGATATGGTCGGGTGTAGTTTATTTGCATAAGCTTTGATACACCGACATTCTCGTCAAGTTGTGGAGTGCAAGGTTGTGATACTTGTTGCAGTAGTCGTAGTTGCTTTGACCCATTGACTGACGAACTCCGTGACCGGCATCAATCAGTTTCTGAATGCCTGATCTCCATTGATTGCGTGGAAGAAATAGCACCCCATCGTTTGCGGTGTGATAGAGGTACGGCAAGACGGCAGAACAAATGATTGGTTTTTTGTATGCACTCGCTTCCAGTATCTTCAGCTCAGATTTGCAGTTGTTGAACTTGGTATTTTGCAAGGGTGCGACCACGATGTCAAAGTGCTTGTACACCTCACCATATTCAAACACGGTTGTGCCTTCCACAATCTTAGCATCGGGCATACTCTTAGCAATCCGATTCCAAATCTCGCCTGGTGTATAACCGCAGATGTAGAACTCAATGTCCATTCCTTTGATCTCCTCAGCAATGAGCTTCAAGTCCTCCTCGTGTGTAACTCCACCCACCCATCCGACTTTGATTTTGTCGGTTCTTGGTTGTGGTTGGGCTTCCCATTGTTTGTGGGTTAGATCTAAGCAGTTGGAAACAACAGTCACATTCTCGTTGATTTGCCGAATCTCTTTGGCAAGTGCTGGAGTTGTGGTGATCACCGCATCAGCGTAATTGATGGCATCCTTTACGCCTTGCTTGATTCCTTTGCGATAGTTCCAATATGCCGGGTTGTATTTTGGTAGCACCCAATAATCGTCAATGTCCACGACATAGGGAGTGCCTGAATCAGCAATCTTCTTCAACACATCATAATGCTTTGCACCAAGCCATCGTGAGAAGATAATCACATCAAATTGGGTGTAATCAAGTGTGAGCCATTCCTCTTGTGATTGGCAAACGCTGACATCCGCTTGTCCGTCAATTTGCATCCGAAGATGTGGCGTGAATAAGCGGTGGTAAACTACACCATTCATTCCGTCAGTTAATATCAGTAATTTCATAGAGTTTTAAGTAGGTGATTGAACGCTTGATTGGTGACATAGTCAAAGCCATTGTTGATGGGGATGACATTCGGTGTGTGAACGCATATCTCAAGCAATCGTTTTACCTTCATTTGCTCTGCGATTGCGTATGTGCTTGACTGATTGCCGATGAATGCCTTGCAACTGCCGACAATAGTTGCCAACATCAAAGCATCTTGGCATTTGACAAGTTCACAATCTAACTGCCATCTATCCGTGAATGCATTGTACTCATCTTCATAGCCAAAGAAAACGCACTTGTGTTCTTTGAGTGGGAAATAGTTGATGTCGTAGTTGCGGTAACGAGATGAGAAGTTCAAAAGTATCTTGTCCGCAAAGTATGGGATAGGTTCATTTGCTTCAATGCAAGGTTCGTGAAGGTCGGTCATTAATTCGGGGTACACAAGAAAGTGATTCCGCCTCAAATCACCAGCAGCGAGATTCAACCCGTGACGCCTGAACTTATCAAAGTCATAATCAATGTCGGGGTGTGAGTGCATCTGAACGCTTTTAATGTACGATTGATGCTCAAGCAAAGGTTTGATGTATTCGTATGATTTTAAGTTCATACAGTATCCTCCGCTTGGATGACCGGAAACAGTATTCTGCTCACGGAATCCGATGTGAAAATCTACCGCACCGTGCAACTCCGCAACTCGCTTGGTTGCCGTAAGTGAATAGATCAAATCACCGAGATGCCCCGACTGGATTACTTTCATTCGTTTGGTAATAAAGGGATAGGCATCCAATACGACATCTCCACAAAGTTTCCCGTGAATTCATCAATCCAATAACCGTCAATGTAACGGGCGAGGTGTTTAATCTCTTGGGTATCACTCACCACACAAAGTCGTTCATCTTCAGGTGGTAGGATGTTCTCATCTCTCCAGTTTGCTCTCATCTAAATTTAGTGTTATTGTGAAGTTCTTTGATTCAATAGTTTGGTCAATCGTTTCTTTTGGTTTGCCTTGTGATCGTGTGAGCAACATCTCCAAGTTGAACAGGGAGTTTTTGTCGTGCGACTTAACCAAAGCACCTGCGATGATTCTCTCAAGGATTGTGAACTCTTCACCCTTGTCAATCTTCTCAAGATCTTTGCGTGACATCGTGAGCATTGTGTTGACGGTGTCCTCAACTTGGCTTTTTTGGTATCCAATTTCCTTGAGTTGTGTGATCAACTTCTTGGGTCTGCCGTGCGGATTTAGGACTTCACCTTTCTCAGGTCTTGTCAAACTTCCTCCGTGTGCTTGTGGTTCTTGTGTTGCCATTGTCACCGAATTAACTCCGAATTAATTTGCTTGTATGCCAAAGATTATTTTCAATTGCGTGACGCACATTTTCTTTTGGAGTTGCCCATTCAAGATTGCAAATGCGGTTGTCAGTTTTGATTCCATTGATGTGGTTGATTTGTGCTTTGTTCAATGGGTTAGGAATCCATTCTTCTGCAATCAATCTATGGTGCATTTTGAAATGGCGTTTACCATCTAAATACAAACAAATTTGAATGTATCCTTTGGTATCGGTTTGACCTTCAATTTTGCGAAGTCCTTTTTTATTAAGTCGATAAATGTCACCATTGACATCCATTGCATATTGCGGAAAGTGTTTGAATTGTATCATATTATTTTGCCATTGACAATCTTTGTTCGTGAATGGTTTTTAACCACTCCTTGTGTTGTTTTTTATCACCATACTTCAAGTGATCCTCACGACATAACGCCATCAAGTTTTCAATGTTGTCTGCCTCTTTGCTCCCTCCGATTCCTCTCGCTTCAATGTGATGGATGTCAATGGCAGTTTTGCCACACACCTCGCAAGGGATGAAGTCACTAATGTCATATCCGAAATGGTTTAGGTACATTTTGGTGTGGGGTTTCATTTGTTACCTCCGAATGTTTCGTTGTAGTAATCATCAAAATCTACATAAGCACGAACAATGTTACCACCTCTCGCATTTAACTTATCCATAGAATTATCCCAAGTTGTAGCGTGTTGCTCCTTCTCCATTTCTTTGGCTTGTTGCTGAATCATTTGCCACGAATCAGCAGTCAAATCTGCGAATGTATAATGCTCAATTAACCACTCCACTGCCGTTTGTTGTTTATCGTTGCTCATTTACTACCTCCTTGTATTTTATCACGCATCCATTTTGCACCTCTTTGAAATTCTTCAGCAGGTGATAAATCATCATTATTTTCTTCTAATGATGCGTCCTCTATTTCCTCATCACTTGGTAGTTGGATGTTTTGTCTACCTATTTTAATTATGCAATCCATACATACATTGTGAGTAGATTTTGACTCATCACAATTTATACATAACGAATCACTTGGTAGTTCAGTGGGCAAATGATTTTTAATCTCTTCTTCCACATCAGTTTCCCTTCTTGCAATACCATCAAATTTGCCAAGTTGATAAAACAATTTCAGATGTTCTTCTGTGTATAGTTTCATTGCAGTTTGTTGTTTATTGCTCATTCTTTCTTCTCCTCTTTGGTTTCTGCTCATCATCGGCAAGTTGTGCCAACTCAATTGCTTTTTGGTCTGCCCATATCAAAAGTGAGAACACCGACTCAATGACACAGGTGGAACAGTTGGGAACATTGCGACCAAATATCTCACGATGTACATTCTGAAGTTGTGCTGATTGCTCAGGGGTTAATTGGAACACAAGTGTCTTTTTGTAGATCTCGTATGCCGGGCGAAGTGACTGGATGAATTCTATCATATTTTTGTTTCAAGGAGTGCAACGATTACGGTTGCGATGGATGCGTATAAGATACCCACAAATCCGTAGGTGTATATAAAAAAAGACAATCCCAACCACCACGATAAGCAGAAAGCACAATCAAGTGGTTTCATTCGTTTCCATTTGGAATAGTCGCTTCCGTAGAGATAGCGTTTCAGTAGGTCGGCTGGTTTGCCAAAGTTTACGATGATGATGCTTAGACAAGCAATTCCAATTATTTCGTTGTACATCTTTCTTTCATTAGTTTAATTACTCTTAGCACTTCACGAACTGATATATCGGTTTGGCGGTGGATGGCTCTCGCTGACATTCCGCTGCACCAAAGTTTGAATAGTTCTCTTTCATAGAAGTATGCCGTTTCCGTAACTTGGTTTATTTTGTTAATTCGGTTTGATTCAATTTGTTCTTCTTGCTCTCTCTCAAATAGTAGGTCGGGTTCTTCGGGGAAGTCCAGCTCATAGACATCATACTGATCGTATATGCGAGATTCTGCGAAGGGATGCCTGTTGCCGTTGATACAAAGGTACAAAGTGCGGATTGCCCAAAACTGGAGATATCCTTCTCGGTGCAACTTCTCAACATAGTCATCAGGTTTCTCAAGGATGGTTAAAAAAAAATACTGGTACAGTTCGTTGGCAAGTTCGTTGTTCTTAGCGATGTTCTTCGTTGCTTTCCTCAGCCAATCGGCTTTGGATAACTCCAATATGATATCCGCTTTTGTCAACTTTTCTTTTCAATAATGCAAATATAACCATCTTTTTCGTATTTTTTCTTGATGCGAAGTGCTTCTTCCTCAGATTGGACTATACTGATTGACGAGCTTAGACCTTTCGTGGAGGTGCAGACCCAATAAGGATATAGCCTCAACATAGAATTGATTGATTGATTTGTCATAGGTGATCAGATCTTCATAGGTTTGAACGGAATGGATGATGGTTGAGTGATCACGGTGCAGTACCTGACCGATGGAAAGGTAGGTCATCCGCAAATG